ATCTCCACCAGTGAATTCACTGGTGGCCCACCTAGTCAACTACTAGTCAAGCTAAGACCTTTGGTTAAATGAACGTGAGGTTGACATAACCATCGCCACCGTTAAGACCTGCGGTGTAGGTTGCTGCTCCAGGAACGATCGTTCCAATCGTTGAACCAGTTCCATCTCCACCCTGGATGAATGATGTTGACCCAGCTCCACCAGGGGTGCCACCTCCGCCATTGCCACCATTGCCGCCATAAGTTGGAGTTCCGTTGGTAATAAAACCCGCTCCACCCCCGCCTCCGCCGCCGTTAGCGACATCAACTTGAATTCCGTTCTTGCTGACCTTCGCCTGCCCGCCACCACCAGCCCCCGAACCACCGTTGAGACCTGCACCAACTCCAGCTGCACCGTTAGGATAGCCTCCAGTTCCACCTCCGTTTTCAAACGGACCACCGCTGCCACCGCCAGGAACGACGATCTCAATCACGTCACCGGCGATAACGCTAATTGAACCACCGGTCAAAAAGCCACGACCACCAGCTCCACCATGGGTTCCAGTATTATCATTACCACCACCGCCGCTACCGCCGCCGGCGCCTACCAACGTGTACACCATCTTAGTAGTACCGGCTAAGATCGTGTAAATATATGTTCCGGGTGTCAGGTAAGTTACGGCTGGTGGCGCGGTGCTAGTTGCCGTGGGAGACGATGTTGGAGATGGGGTAGGGGTCGCGGTAGCTGAAACCTGCGAGCAGATCGTCACCCACGCTAAGGTGTTGTCTAAGACTTTAAGGATGTCGTTGGTGGTGTCGTACCAAAGATCACCTGAATTAAATGAACCGCTCGGTGGAGTCGGGTTGTAGATGACCCTGTAGCGCAGCTTGTTCCAGGTTGCGTTGTAGTAGACATTGAGCGCCCTAGTTGAATCGTTGAACCACAGCTGACCGATCGTGGGTTGTACAGGTGGGGTTCCGCTCGACGCAAAGTTTTCAAGTAGCCGGATCAAGTTCTCCTGCAAACGCTCACCCCAGTTCAGAGAGCTCTTCCCGCAGATCGCCAACGCTGTAGTAGTCGTGTCGATAGCTCCGCTAGCGACGCTAAATGGCGCTTTTAGAGAATCGTCCGTCCAGTTGATGATGTAGTCTGCCATATTCTATCGTCTTGCAGCTGTCGTTAAAGCTTTAATCTCATAGTTGAGTGACTTTGGTTCGACCTGAGCTTGACCAAGGTCATAATCGACAATCACAGACTTGGTGATCTCTTGAAACACGAAAGTTCCCTTGTTTCCGTTCTTGATGATCTCGAGCATCTTAAACCCCTTAGTCTTCAAGTACGCCGCAAGAACAATGTCCTGAGTAGAGAAATCACTCATGTTAGCTAACCGAGACCGTTAAGGTGTACGTGATCAAGAACGCACGGTTTGCGGTCTTCTCGATCGGGGTAAAGATGAGGTGAGATAGAAGCAAGCTGTCAGATGTAAGTAACCCGATCTCATCAAACACGTATGGTGCTTCAGGATTCGTCGTCGTGTTGTCAGCAGCTGCCTGACCAGCCGGCTCAGCGGCTCCAAGCTGTACGGTCACCGTGATGATCGTGTTAGTAGATGGAGATGGAGCGCCGCTTGAGATGACGCTGTTCGTCGTGGGCGTAGCCAGGTTCTGCTCATCTACGCTCACCGAATATGTCTGGTTGTAGAGAGTTGCGTTACCGACGGTGTTTGGAGTCCTAAAGATGAGAGTAGCTCCCGAGTTATAGAATGAACCACCGGTTCCAAAGGCCATCTTAGAGATGATCCCGGTCGTATCATTCGACAGAGCTCGACCGATCGCGGTCGCCATGTTCTGTGGGTGAATCGCATTTTGATGATCGAGTACTATCTCACCTGTCTTAGCGTCCGAGATTACAATTCGTCCAATAAATGAGGTGTGTACGTACTCTGTGGTGAGTTGAAAGTTCTTCATGAGAGTATTTATGTGTAAGAGACCATTGTTTTAGACTTTTTGAATGCCTATGTTATGAGTCCAGATCCAGCGATTCGGTGTATCTCCAGCAGCGTAGCATTGATTCAAACAGAAGATCGTTGCGACCTCTCCCTCACCAGCAGCTAGAACCTCAACGATCTCTTCCCAACGGAACCCCGAAGAATCCTGCACCGGTAACTTCTGACCCAATGCACCAAGGCTATTGATCATTGATCCATCTTCAAGAGTTAGTGGCGTGTTATCAGAACAGGTCAGCCTGATACCAGACGCTGAAACTAAAGTAAGCAGCCGTTGCAACGAAGTTCTATTTGAAATGACAGTTCCATGCTTAACCTGCTTCCAGATAGCATCATAGAGCAGTAACGGATCTCCTTCTTCAAGCTCACCAGCTCGCTTTTCAGTTAACGGCATGAAGGCATCTACCGAAACCGACCCACCCCCTCCGCTACCTGCACCTGCTGGATAATTTCCAACATCTATCGAAAACTGACCTGTAACAGCGACGGTTGCACCACCGTTAGTCGAAATATCAACGTTGATGAGCCCATAGCCTTCAGCACCAGCTACGTTGTTTCTGACATCAAGCGTCCTGGTAGACGTGAGCGGGTACCAAGTGTTGAGAGATGCTCCGAAGAAGTTCGTGTTGTACGTGTTCTGTGAGAACCTGACCCAGTAGAAAGCTCCAGCCCCAGGCATCGTTGGAGTTAACCAATTCGGTGGTGAAACAAGGTTGGTTGCCGAGATCGTTCCATCTGAGTAAAAGCTGATCAAGACCGACAAGATGCTTGGTCCCGGTGGTGAGCCGGTCAAGTTCCAAGCTAAGCCATAACCGTTCGGAAACAACGAACCTGGTGGAGTTGGCGACGTTGGTGTCGCAGTCGGTGATGGGGTAAAAATTGTTGGCGTTGGAGACGGCGTTGGAGACGGTGTTGATGTTGGAAGCGTACCGCACTGAATGCACACCGCGATCCATGTACCGCCGTTCGTGTAAACTTTAAGCTGAGATGCGACGATGTCAAACCACAGGTCACCTGGGATAGGAGCTGATTGAGTTGGCACGACACCGTTGATCGGCGAGTCTACGATCTCATGCCACGCGTCAGTAAACCAGACGAAGAGCGTATTCTTAGACGTGTTAAACCAAGCTTGTCCTTCTGTAGGAACCGACGGAGCCGTCGTAGATGCTAAGTGGTCAAGAAGCTTGAGCCAATCTTCGTTCAGTCCCTCACCCCACCCACTCACCCGATTGCCGTCTAAGCTTAGGTTGGTGTTAGTCGAGTTCATCGTGTCACCCGCGATCGGGATCGGTGTCTTTAGAGTGGCATCCGACCAGTCAAGCAAGTAATTATTGGGTAGAGGGGTGATCGCCATAGCTGCTATTTATGACATTGTAAACGGCACCGGATCATCAAAGATGTCTCCTATCTCTCCCTCCTCGGGGCTGAAGTCTTCCTCTGTCTTGTAAAGCTTCTCAAAGACGCCTGGCTCGAATTCAGCCAAGTTCTTGATAACGCGAGTGACGATCAGTGACGCCGAAACCAAGTCATCTGTGCAACCCTTCTTAGCCGCGTAACTCGCGCCTGTTGAGATATAATTCTTCAGCTCAAAGATCAAAATTCCAGAGTGGAGGGTGAAGCCATTCTTGGGTTTTTCGATGAGGTTCTTAAGGTTGCGACAAGCTTCCATCTTAGTCTTATTGAGAGTCCGCATACCGGGACGCTTCTCACCTCGACCACTAACAAGCTCAGCGTCCTCTGGAAACTCCTCATCATTGTAGAACAACGTGACGATCGAAGCACCAGCGGAGTTGTTCTCGAAAGACCAATAGACGGTTGGCTTCTTTCGAGTTCTTGGGTCACGAACCGCGAGGATCTTCTTGACGATCCACTTGATCGCGTCGTAAAGCTGGCTCTCGTTGATCTTATTGCTTCGGAACTCTGCAACCTGCTCAAGAGTGTCAAGCTCGATGACCTCAACCGTCGAGAAATCTTTCTCTACACCCTCAGCCACGTCTGCCCCGATGATGTAGGTTTTGTTTGCATTGATCTCCTTCCAGAACTTGAAGCCTCGTTCGATGAAGATTGGCTCGGATGGTTGTAATCGGAGCAGCACTCGAGAGTTGATAAGAAGCGGATCGGAGGATAGAAACTTGCATAAAAACTCTTGTTCGAACTTGAGATCTCCAAGCTTCTTTCGCATCTCTTGCTGCCAAGCTTCGTCTCTGCCTGGTACCTCAGAGATGTCAACATAGATTGACTTGAAACCGTTGATCTCAGCTTCTGCACCACGCCAAAGCTCGGCGAACAAGTCGGTGTCTCCGTTAGGAGTTGACATAACGATACAAGAAAGTCCCTTCTTTCCATCCTTCGTTGAGGAAGAGATCGTTGGTAGGATAGACGACCACATCTCTTCTTGAACACGCTTTGCAACGTGTGAAAGTTCGTCCAAGATGAAGAGGGCAACCGACTTACCCCGGCCAGTTTCCTCAGTAGTAGCTTCGGACCAGATCTTTGAGCCGTTGTCGAACTCCATCGAGCCGCGGTTGTAGAAGGCTGCTCCTGCTCTAAGAAAGTCAGGGCATCGTTCGTACATGTAACGGATCCGGTTCATGATATCAGTGGCACCCTTCTGTCGATTTGACGCGATAAGCACGTTCTTGTCAGCGTGGAAGGTTGCAAACCAGAAAGCGTAAGCTGCAGTCGTTTCTGTCTTACCGCTTTGCCTCCCAATCATCAAGATCGAGAACTGGTTGTGGTGTAAAGAGTTGACGATGCGCCGCTGGTACTTACGAAGCTTGAACCTTACCTCACCCAGCTGCTGGTTTTGAATGTAGCAGTAGTTGTTGATGAAGTAGGCAGGATCTTTAGCGCACTTAATCAATTCATTGAGCTGCTCTTGGGTGAACTCCGTAGTGGAGTTCGCCTTCTTGATAAATGACATCTACCACCTCTAGTTTTGTTTGATTTGCTTCTTCCAATACTCTTCTACAGCTTTTTGATTTGACCTAGCCAAGTCTGCCCCGCCGCTCCACCACCAGTCATCGTGCTGCTTGATCATCCAAAAACCTGCATAGTTCTCATAGAACTGATCATCGACGTACTTGTCAAGTTGAACCTGAGCATCCCACTGCATCTGTTGCTCGGGCGAGGCTCTGTCGTATTGTACTTCGGAGGCGTACTTTTTCAGGTCTGGGTCCCAGAAACCCATCCACTTTCCGCCTGGAGCTGGAAGCTTTACTCCATCTTTCTCGATGATGTATCTTCCTTCTCCTTGCATGATGTGAACTTTGTAACCGTTACCAGTCACGGTTGCTGCTGGTTTCTCACCACCAAGAAAATCTTTGATTCCCTTTAGCCTACCATCAAAATGCAGTTGAACGATCCCAGAGAAGCGCTTATCAACCTTGTACTTTGAGAGTTCGTCGAGAGACATCTCCTTGGCTTCATGCAACATCGATTCTTTGAAGGTAAGAGCCTCACTAAGCCCGAGTGATCGCTTAAGAATTCCATTGACGAGAGCCCAATACTTACGATTGCGGTCGGAGGGATTTCTAATCCCAACAATCCCATCGGCTTTCTTCTTAGCCGCATCCCATTCTCGCTCGACATTACCTATAGAGCAGTGAGCTTTCTTTGCATAGGCATCAAGTAACGGCAGCGGCATCGTACTTCTCTCCGGTAAAATCATCCCCTGGCGAGTAGCCATCTTTCAGTCCCTGGGAATCATACTTTTTAACGTCAGCTGGAGTTAGCGTACCACCAGCTTCACCCTCACCACCGTCGAAGTAACGAATCTCTACAGGTAAGTACTCCCACTCCAAAGCAGCTGCGGCCATGATCCGATGGTTACCCTCTCCTACCCAAGCGACTCCATCGAGGTCAACCATGATAAAGGGACAGTGTTGTCGACCATCACTGTCTGCTGTCTCACCGTAGAATGGAAGCTTCTTGGAGGACTTCATGTGAGCCTTGATGCCTTCAAGGTCATTGACCCTTACGCGTTTCTGCTCACCCTCAGCTCCTGGGATTTTAGCTAGTACATTGACAGGCACCAGCGCATGGCGACTCCAAGTCGCAGTGACCGTACCGAAAACTCGCGGCGCGCCAGAGTCTCGCTTACCAGCCGTTATGTGATATGATCGTTCGTGTTTAAGCCAGCTACCACCTGGGTTGTCAAGCTCTAGCTTAAGCTTCTCAGTATCCTCACGTAAGAAGGTCTTAAAGGAGGTCACGGCTTCTTCCAGGTCGCAAACTCTTTAACCATCTTCTCTTCAGATGGTGTCTTCAGTTTGCCACCATCTGGAAGCACGACGTCGTGGAAGGTCGTGGGGTATTGCACGAATGGAGTGCCACGATAGGAGTACTTGGACACGATCTTATTAATGACCGTAAAGCTAGAACCATCGGCGAACGAGAACTTGAAACCAGCCTCAACCCGACCCACACCAGCCTGAACGACGACCGGTTGTCTAGGTAGCCCAACGATCTTATCAAGGTTACCCTTTAGATCCACGAGGTGGCTTAACTTGTTAACGCTCTTGTACAAAAAGTTCTTTTCGATGAAATCGCGTTGGTTCTTAGCTTCTGTTTTAGGAAACGCCTTGCCCTCATCATTGAGCTTAAGCTCGGTGAATTTCGTATGCTTCTTTCGATAGCCCTTTTCGTAGACGTCCTCACGCTTAAACGTGAAGCACCTAGTGACCATCATCGAAAGCATCGGATCGGCCGAATCGTCTCGGATGAACTCTCCATCCTTAGCCAGCGTCTTGAGCTCACGATCGAAATAATCTTCCATTGCCTTCTCAAACTCATCAAGTCTCGGATCAATTCCACCTTTGAGCTCTTTGACGACTAGATCTTGAGAAGCCTTACTTCCAAGCTTTTGATGGAAGCGGTTAGGATCTTGTGATGCTTCAGAGGGCTTACGCCCCTTGACAATTTTAGGCTTAAGCTCTTCAAAGATCTTCTTCAGCTCGACAGCTGCCCTGTGTACTTCGAGCGCTTTTTCTAAGATTTTCTTCATCTCAGCTTCGATCGTTCTTTCCTTGAGCACCTTTTCGAGATCTCGCAGCAACTTCGGAGAGGTGTGGATTGACGGATAGCTAAGCCTAATATCCCACTGATAAAGCTGGCGCAAGAACTCACGATC